GCTCCCGCACCTTTAACACTTACATCACTATCGTAGGCCATGATTTACTCCTTATGCTGTTGCACCTAATACTTCTAATATGAATTTACCAGCAGTATACACACCTGTTGTTGTACCACCTTGTACCATGTACAAATATTTACCAACAGTTGGTGTTGTTAAAATATCAATGTCTCCAGCAGCAACACCACCTGAATTTAAAAGAGATGTTTCTGTTAAAGAACCAATAGCTGTTGAATACACACCAGTCGCTTCATCTGCCTCGTAAATATCAATGTCTGTATCTCCAGTTGCAGGAGTTTCTAAAGTTAGAAGTCTTGCTGAAAAAATAGTTCCATTGTTTGCAGTTGTTAAGCTACCAATGTAAGCTGGACTTGAGTTATCAACACCAATAATATCATTAGCTGTACCAGATGAAGTGACTCCAGTTAAGTCAATCATAATTTTTGTTGTGATAATTCCACCTTCTGAAGTTACAGAAGTTTTGTAGACGCTAGTTGCAGACATACCTGCTCCTGCTTCTACTGCCATAATATTACTAGGTGCAGCTACAAATCCTGTAGAATTTACATTAAAAGATGTAGTTATTGCTCCTGTTGTGGCGTTTTTAGTAATGGATTGAAATCCATTTTCAGATCTTACTGGACCTGACCATGTTGAGTTTTGCCATATTAAACCTCCTCGGTTGTATAGACCTCATCATACGATCTCTATACCGTCAGTCTAGCTCTGTTCGTATGATTCGTTGTTGTACTAGAGACTGTATTTAATCATATAAAACAACAACAGTAAACATTTTCATTTGTATCTAATATTCCAATCTCTAGATTCATAGGTCTTTAATCTATGACAATTAGCGCAAAGTGTCTGAAGATTAATAACGTCATTATTTTCTCTATTACCATCAATATGATCAACATCTAGTTGACACATAAATTTGGGAATAAATCCACATAATTCACAAGAATTTTTTCGATGCCTTAGCCAAGGCTTTTTTTTATTTCTTTCTTTACAAGTGGAGGAACAATAAATTTGATTATTTCGTTTTTTTTCAAAACTTTGTCTGCAAATTTTGCAGATCATTTTAGAAAGAAGAGGGAGCAAAAAACTCCCTCTTCAAAGTAGTTAGATTAAGCAGCACCTGAAGTACCGAAAATACCTCTAGGATCGGAGAAACCGAATGAGTATCTCTCTCTAGCTTTGTATCTTACGTTACCAGTATCAAAATCACCTTCCATGTTTGTGGACATAGGTGTTCTAACAAAGTGCTTCAGACCATTTTGTGCATCAGTCTTAATGTAGAATGCGCCAGTGTCAGTTAAGAAGTGGTTTACCACATAACCTTCAGGAATCATTCCCATGTTTCTGATAGCATTGATGTCGTTGTCTGCTGTTCCAGTTCTTAAAACAGAATTCATTAATCTGTCAGCAGTAAACTGTAATTCTTTTGGAATGATCAGTTTTCTACCTTGAACTGCGATCTTCAGACCACGCTCATCAACAAATGCAGCAATGTCAATTAATGACTGCTCGAGTGATGTCTCATTTAAATCAGCATCAGTTGCTAATCTGTTTGAGAAAGTACCACCAACAGCTAATGGGTGAGCCACGTTGATAAGTGAAACACCGTCACCACCTGGGTTAGTACCAGCAGCACCAGAAGCAGCAAAAGCTGTGTTTAAAACATCAGCACCTTTAACTTGCTTTGTATTTGCCATTGATCTTGCAAGAGCTTTTGTATAACGAGAAGAAAGTTGATCGTAAAGATTGTCTTCGATCGCTTCTTCAGTAATTGAAAAGCCTAATGCAATTGTATCGTGTGTGTAACGTGAAGTATAAGCTTCAGTTGCTGTATCGTAAGAGATGCCAGCACCTTCAGATTTTACTGGAGCAGATCCAAAACCTGATAGCATTACCTCTTCTTCGAACGCTCTGTCAGATGACTCTTGATCGAAGATTTCAGTGTGCTCTTGCTCATACCTTGAGTATTCCATTCCAAACAGTGCGTTTAGACCTGGTTCTAACTCTTTAACGAGTTGACTTCTTGATATAGCCATGGTTTATACCCCTGCCTTTCCACCAGTGTAATAGTGAAGGTTTGGTTTTACGATCAAATTACCGTTAGCTGCAGATGTATCATCGTTATCTGGATCTTTTGAAAGACCTACGATAAATCCATGTTGAGCTAGCGTTTGATGCAAAAGTATTTACTTCAGCTTTAGATATACCTGATTTTGTGCTACCTGCGACGTAAGAAGTTTCTGCGTTCTCACCTACATTAGCAGCTGTTACTGTTCCATTTGCTTGAACTTCAAACAATTGGTTTGGGTCATCAATGATATTAGCTACGATATCTGAAGCAGCTACGTTCCCTGGATAGTAATTACTGAAAGTTGGTTTTTGTGTTGTTGGGTCTGTATAGAAACAACCGTTAAAAATACCAACAATAGTATCACCAGCAGAGGAAGCAACTTGCACAGTACCAGTATTAGCTAATAAAACTGGATCACCTTGGAAGATAGCTGAGCTCTCACCGTTAGCAATACCATATTCGGTTTGCCCTTGGTTTGAAACTCCACCACCCACTTTTTGTACGGGTTTAAACCCGAATGGTGCGTCTACGTTTGCCATAATATTACTCCTTTGTAATACGTGTTAATATTGGTCGTTTAACAAACCGTGCCGATTACGACTTGTTTCCTGAACCAAAAGTTACTTTGGTTTGCCTTTGGGGTTTACTGATCGGCATCCTTGGATCCTCGATCTTCAGTAGATCATTGTCGACGGCCTGTTTTTTGGTCCCTCGGTTAAGTCTTTTGTTAATAAGCATTACGTTCTTCAATTGTCTCTACTGGCATGCGAGCTAACAGTAACCCACCTACCCCTATCACACCAGCGTGTTTACCATCTTCGATAGTCGGAAGTTCCCAGTCAGGATACTCGTCGGCTCGGACTAATTCCCCAACCTTTCTCGTATTTTTTCCACTGATGTTTTTTATAATCATCAAATCCTCTGACTGATTCCCTTATCCATCGATGTTTGTAACCATCTGGAGCTGGGGGTGCGTCTAATGCAGACGGTCTTGTCCAACCTTTTTTACGAGCTGTCTTTTCCCTTGTCTCATTGGATCTTAGCGTTTTATCTACCATAATTATCTCCAATCTATAGATATTTTGCGTATTCTTCAAGAGGTACACCTAATTTTTTTGCAATTGCAACTTGACTAGGAGTGAGAGTAACTTTTCTCTTAGAACCACTTGATTTACCTGTTCGAGAAGCTCCAGCCACTGTTTGTGGTGCTTTTTCTTTTGCTTCTGCTTGTTGATTTTGAAATTTATTCGGAAACTGATTCTTCATATAAGAATTAATTTCTTCATAGTATTCATCACTTTTAGGATCAAAACCTTCTCTTAAAAGTTTTTTATGATGTGCTAAAGCAGTAAATGTCATGGCTTCATCTTGTCCAAACCATTTATTATCTTCTGCCCATTGTTCTGCTCTAGGATCGGGTTGTCTTTGAGCAGGTTCTTTAGCTCGATGTCTTTCAGCCATTAATCCTTCTTGTTGTTTTAATAACTGTTCTCTTTGTTGTTTAGAAGCAATTGCTCTTTCCTCTTCAATCGCTAATCTTGTTAAAGGCTCTTTGAGCATCAACTTGAGCGTTCACATCATTGTTATACAAAGCATCTTGATAAGCTTTTTTAGCTTGTTCAATCTGAGACTTAACTCTTGTTTCATACTCTGTAAGATAGTTTTCATCTAAAGACTTAATTTTATTTTCATACTCGGTGTATTTTTTCTTTGCACTTTCAGCAAAGCGAAGAGCTTCTTGCTCTCTTTGTTCAGTCTTTTCGATTCTATCCAAAAGTTTTTTGATTCTTCGTTGAACGTTTTTAGAATATTTATCTAAACCGTCTTCTTTAGAATCATCATTAGAGTCGTCGTTGGAATCTTCATTAGAAGAAGCATCTGTTTGAGAAGTAGCTTCTTTTTCTTTCGACTTTACTATCTTCAGTTAGATTTTATCTTCTTCTTGAAGTTCAACCTCTTGACTTTCTCCAGTAGTGTCAAGGTCTACCATTTTTTCGTCAGCCATATTTATCTCCTTAATAAATTGTTAGTACGTCTTTTTGGGTCTTTCAATTTAGCTAAAATTTCATCGTCATTGAGAATACGAATTTCTCCACCATCAATTTTAACTCTTGATCCAGCGTATCTTGCAAAGACAACCCAATCGCCTTTTTTACACCATGGACCATTGGGAAACTTATCTTTGTCAGCATAAGCATCAGAGCCCATACTTAAGATCATTCCAACGTTCGTCGTAAGTTGTTGTTCTTCCACAGCTTTGTCGGTGAGATATAAACCACCTTTAGTTTTCTCTGTGCCTTTATAAGGTAAAACAACCATTCGCCATCCTGTTGCTTGGGGTATTCTTTCCAACGCAGGACCTTTTATTCTCTTCTTTCTTTTCTTCTTTTTTAGTCATAGGTTTTTTATTAAAACCTTCTGGTAAAATTAATCTACTCATCTTTAAACACCTTCTTGTATATTTCTTGATAGTCCATTAATAACTGCTGTAAAGCGTGTAACTTTCCTAACTCATATTGATATTGATCAAATGAACTAAGACTCCTACTCAACAAATCATCTTTCTTATCGTTGATTCGTTCTTGAATAAGCTTTTTAACGTGGTAGTCGAAACTCTCTTGCATTATTTTTTAAATTTTTTGATAGCTAAATCTGTAACTTTCAATCCAAAGGAAGAAGCAATGGCCGCCATTAAGGCCCAAATATACCAATCTGGTAGACTATCTAAAGTTTGAAATCCTTCTTTTAATTTATCAATCCACTCGTATTTGCCAAAGAAGATAGCTCCAAAAACTATGAGGAGTGGAACTGAGAGGATGACGGTGAACCACTCGTCACGCCAAGAGTTTTGCATATTCTTTTGACTTTCAATGGCATAGGCAATTTCGCCTTCAGCCATTTTTCTAATATGCGTTTGCTCAGCTTGAGCCATAAGCTTCTTAGTTTCTGTCTTTGTCTTAACAACATCGACACGCCTTTTATAACAGTGGGAACTAGATTCCAGAGCATGACCAGTATCCTAACACAAAGAAAATGACAGCGATATAGCGTCTCTCTTCTCTATCTTAGAAGACCAGTCTTTAATTTTGTTGAGATATCCATTAAATACTCCTTCAAA